ATATACATTTTCATCGTTTTCGACGATAGATGCATAAGTAACTTGTGAGGTTGCACTCGTTATTTGCTGTTGTGTTAGACGTGGCGTGAGACGCGGTGTGGTCGCTTCTCCATCATTAACTCTAAAATCCAGTTCGATCCCCGAATTTATAAATAACTCTCTTATATATTGTTCCACCGGATTGGTTGTATTGGTGGCAGTTGTCGTTGTAGTTACGTTGTTGTTTTGTTGAGTTAAAAGTGTAAATAATCTCGCGTCTTGTATGTTCATAAGATTAATCATCTGACTCATTATAGTCTGTGATACTCTAGTATTTGCACTATAAATATCCATTGGTGAACGGGTAACTAACCGTTGATTATCATCCATAATATTATATAGATACAATTGTTTAAATATAATACATCGTAATATATGGTTGATGGATTAATGGGATTGGCGAATATCGGAAATACATGCTATATTAACTCTATTATACAAATATTGTCTCATACACCAGAACTAGTTGGAATATTAAACACGACTGAAAATAATTCTTATAATATAGAGAAGAAATTTACAGAATCATGGATACAAATAAGGAACTTATTGTGGAGCGACAATAAAGGGATAATTGTCCCTAGAAATTTTATATCATATTTACATAAACTTTCACATCATAAGGACAGAACGTTTTCATCGTTTCAACAAAATGATACACACGAGTTGCTAATGTTTATCATAGAAACGTTTCATTTGTCTATTTCTAAAGAGGTGTCGCAACCAACTAAATGCACGAATGATATAGAAATGGATATATATAATAAAACGATTTATTCGAATTTCAAGGGAGAATATTCAGATATTTTGCCACTATTGTATGGAGTCCATATAAATATAATGGTAGATACTTCCGGAAACATATTATCAACCAGAGCAGAACCATTTTTAAGTATATCTACCCCAATTCACAATGTATCAAGTGTTTATGATTGTATTGTAAATTACTGCAAACCCGAACTATTATCAGGTGATAATTCATATGAACATCCAACCACTGGCAAAAAGGTTGACGCCGTAAAACACGTGCATATAGTACATGCACCAAATATTCTGATTATTCATTTGAATCGATGGAATCATAGAGGAGACAAGATCAACACACTTGTAAATGCGGATATGAGCATTGATTTATCAAATATAATAGTAGGAAAGGGAACGTATCAGTATACATTATACGGGATTTGTAACCATGTTGGAAATGCAAATGGTGGTCATTATACATCCAATGTAAATGTAAACGATGTATGGTACAACTTCAACGACACGTCTGTCACAATGATTAAGAACAATAATGTTGTAACCAATGCAGCATATTGTTTTTTTTATAGACGTCTATAAAATAGAATGTTTTAATATAATATGAAGATGGACAGCGTATATAGATACTTCAAACATATGAATACATTGACAATTATGATTATACTTATAACGATATTAATGATTATGATGATGGTTGCGTGGTCGTTTACAGGTGAAAGTGAAATGTCGTCATCTAGTAGTTCTGGTTCTGGATTTGTAACCCTTTTCATTATTATAATGTCATTGGCACTTTTTTATTATTACAGGATAAACATTTCAGGAAATGTAAATAAAACAAATGGTACAGAACTTGATATAGTAATTACAACAAATACACACAAGAATAAAAAGAATAAGAAGAATAAGAAGAAGAAACATCATAAGAGTGATAAAGACACTGATGATGAAAACACTGATGATGAAAACACTGATGACGAAGAGGTATTTCATGTTGCCAATAATAAATATAACTACAGACAAGCGTGGAATGTATGCAATTCATATGGTGGACGATTAGCGAATTGGAGGGAAATATATAAGGCATATAAAAAGGGCGGTGAATGGTGTGGATACGGGTGGTCCGCCAATCAAATGGCGTTGTTTCCTACACAATACGAGACATGGGCGAAGTTACAAACTATACCCGGACACAGACATGATTGTGGAAGACCCGGTGTAAATGGTGGATACATTGCAAATCCAAACATTAAATTCGGCGCAAACTGTTATGGTCGAAAACCTGGGATTATACCTTCGGATATGGTTAAAATGAATGTTGCCAATGTAACACCAGAACCAGATGTAGATGAATCGGTAAATGCAGGTGATAATGTTAATGGGTCTATTGATCGCATCAGTGTAGCTCCATTCAATCAAATTAAATGGTCAATGTATTAATCTTTAATATCCTTTTTTGTATTCTTCTTAACTTTGCGTTGTTTTAGTGTTGATGGACCCTTTTTATTTCTGCGACCCGCCTTTGATGGATTATATTGCGCATTTAAAAAAAGTTTATCGTAAATATAAGTAGGTATTACCCCCATTTCCTTTACTGGACGAGATAATGTATTTTTATGTATGTCAACAACGAGCCCACAAGGCACGGCATTAAAATCACCCGATACTATATTACCTTTTATATCAGTGTCTATAGAACCATTTGATTTGTCCTTCATTAATATAAACATTTATTTTTTATTAGGGAATTTGTGTTAATTTAACTGCAGTCCACACTTGTAGACTTAAACTAGATATGACTATCGCCAACAATAGATATATATATGGATATAATTCTATTATGGTAAGATCGACAATTTTCCTCGTTAATTGTCGAAGTTCAACCTTTATGTCATCGCGATTCAATATATCCATGCATTGCTGCAATATACTCTTCTGCATATATATTTACTTTACATTTTCATAAGTTATAAAAATCGTATTTTTTTGTTTGGAATACCAATGGATAAGTGTGATTCAATAACATTATCGGCGCCATATGAAGTAGAAGGTTATGGATGTATAATAGACGTAAGGATGAACCAAACAGATAAAGTGTTAATTGCATTACCATCATATATATCATATGACATCGCCGGTGACGACTATATTATTTTCAAATACAATAAAGATAGTATAGAGGATGTGGTAAATGTAGAGAAAATCATTCAGAAAAAAATTTACGAAAATCAGGATGAATGGTTGGACCAACATTTAACTAAGAATGATATAAGACTATTAACCCAATCTTCTATAAGGGAATTTGGTTCCTATTTTACAATTTCTTGTAGAATGTCACAAGAAATATATGATATTGTTTCATCAGAAAATAGACCATTTTCACCAGAAATAAGTATAGACCACATATTATGCAAAAGTGATTCTTTTTCTATTAAATGTGTTTTGTCCAGAATTATAAGAAATTTGCCTGAATTGCGGTTCCATAATGTAGGTAAAGAGGAAGATATTCCAGTTGCTAGTTTATCCTCTGAATTAGAAGAGGTTACAATTGATGAACCAAATCAATCAGAAACGGTCAAATTAACAAATCCAACTGAAATTTATAAACAATTATACAAAAAAGAAAAAAAAAAGGCAAAGGAATATAGGCGTCAAGCAATTGATGCATATCTAAAGGCAAAAGACATAAAAATGAGATATATGGTAACTGATATAGATATATCAGACGATTCCGATGATGAACATTTATAATTTAGTAAACATATAATATAATCTTTTCTTAGTAAAGAGTATATGAAAGAAAAGATGTTTGAAGACAAAATTATTATATTAATTGGATTCGGATTGGCGATTTTTTTCATAGGATACCTTTTATCTAAAGGTTCTAAATCTAAATGTGAAATCATCGACACGTTGGATGCAACGGAAGGCGATGACGAATATGAATACGATGATCAGGACATTAGTGCACCTAGTCAGCAACCTACTGGACCAACTCCGACACAGAGTAGTCAATGTGACACTTATGCACGAGTCGGAGATTCGTCCAGCATAACTGCAAATGGAGCGCAAATGAGTGATCCGTCTGAATTACTCCCAAATGATAAGAATACCAAATTTGCTAAAATGAACCCAACCGAGGCGAACCCTAATTTACTCAAAGCAGCATGGAATAGTGGTATAGATACTGTTGCAGGAACTCTTAGAAACGCGAACCTTCAACTCCGGTCTGAAATCCCCAACCCTACAAATAACGTAAGTGTCTGGAATCAAACTACAATTGAACCAGACCTTATGCGTGTTCCTCTTGAACTCGGTTGCTCTAACTAATAATGTATAAATAATATATATGCGTGACTATACAATTTTATACGTAATCCTGATATTTGTAGTTGTATTGTCTATAAAACTATACACTGATAGTGACCATTATAATCTAAAATGTATAGTATCTGGAGTAAATGGAAAAAAATATTGTGTACGAGAGAGGAAAAACGTGGACGCTGCAGCAGATAAACTTGCTCGTGCGACACTATCAATGGAAAAACTAGTAAAATATGCGTGGAAGAAGTACCCCAACAAACAATGCATCAAAAGATTAAAGGACGGGTTCAATCCAAAAAAAATAGCGGAGACATTGCCAACAAGCGAATACACTGCGTACAGTGAAAATAAAGGAGAAAAATTGGCATTTTGTCTAAATAACAATAAAACATCTAATGGGGGTCTAATAGATGATAATACATTGATGTTTGTTGCAATACATGAGTTGGCGCACATAGCAACAAAGTCGATTGGACATGGTGATGAATTCTGGACAAATTTTAAATTTTTGTTGAAGATTTCAAAAGAGGTTGGTGTATACAAACCAGTAGATTATAGAAAAAAACCAAAGAATTATTGCGGTATGAAGATAACAGACAACCCATACTATGATTACAATTAAATATTGTTATATTATATATGACATTTGATGCAAAAAAGATGAATGAAGTGGTGGTATATGGACTATATAAGTTGTTTGTACCGAAACATATTTCAAAAACTGTCACGTCTTTTCCGAAAACATTTCGGAAAATGAAACGTATATACGGAACGAAATCAAAAAATAAAAAGTTCAAACGACCACTTACAAGAAGGAGAAAGTAAACGAGATGAATTTAAACTTAAATTATAATTATCATAACATATAATAATTATATGAAATACAAACGGGTAGTAATCGACGATGGAATATATAAAGGAATTTATATATTTGTCGGCGAATTATCAAAAGCAACAGATCTAAATGAAGTGTATAGACGTAAAAAGGATGATCCTATTTTCGACGATGTTATCACAACAAAAGACAAAGAAATATTAAAATCAAATGGAAACAATATATTTTTTGTGAGTTCGATCATATATGACGACGACACGATAGAGACATTAAAGAAGAAATTTATAGCAGGTATTGATGTAGTGATATCGTATGATGAACTCTACCTTTTCGGGGTGAATACAATGCACATTGATACTAAATATGTATATAATCGTTTATCTAAAAATGGGAAATATGATATTAATCGTGATAATTTGATGAAATTTATAACCAATATACCAGATGTCATACACAACCCCATCCGGGACATACCAATATTTACATATGACGATATAGTAGACCTTGGTATATCAGGTGAGTATCACATACTAATTCCTCTAGGAATAACCACACAAACCAATAACACAAAAACGATATATGTTGTCGATCCATACTCAATTGAGTCGATTGATACCATAACACAACAGCATTATACCGAAATGGTAAATGTAACAGATAAATTATTATTGATGGATTATGGTGCACTTGTAGATGATACCATTTATATTCGTATGGCGAAGGATGCAATTAACATATCAGATGAACGCGGTATATCACAAGATGTCATGATAGGGTTGTATTTCCCCCTTTTATACAAACAGAGTATAACAACCATTGAACTATTAGATTCAAGATACGATGAATTGCTTGAAAAAACATCCGAAATGATTAAAGACCCAATATGGGAAAGACAGGACTTAATTGTCAGGTCAATGCATAATATATATGATGAACGAGCATATGAAATTGACTACTTACAAACAGGCATAACTGGTATAAAGATATCATTTGGTACATCTCACATATCAAATCATATACCAATCGATAATATATTCAAAATTATACATTCAACCCAAGAATGTCCATTGGTTAAATACAATCCGGGCAAATCACAAGAAAATATTTACAGATTATATTCATCGAAAAGAACGTCTAACGGCGACAAGATACCACATATTTCAAAATCTGTGATATTAGATCTGGTAAGGACATTGGGAAACCAACCCAAGAGTATAACTATATATATAAATGTACCATTCAAGGAAATAAATGTAGAGGTAATTGTAACTATAAATATTTCAGGTATCATCGGAATGTCAATGGATATAAATGAACCAATGACAATTAGTGAAATCGATACAATATTCAGAAATGCTTCTGAGACATTTGTCCATCCAATCAATGATTATATGGAGATTAATGGTTATGTAACACCCACATTCTCAGGAATTGAATCAGCAGACACTAATATAATGTCAATAACATATACAACACTCATTCCTAAAAAAAAGACATTTGATATTAAACGTGCGATAAAATGCATTAATTCTGTTATTGATGTAAGTGTTACAGGAAAGGTTCGTGATATGAATAGTCCTGGCACCAACACAATATTGCGATTTAGAAGAGTATCCAATTATAACGATATGTCGGCGTACACAGCATACATAATTGAAAGGGTGAATAATATGGATAATCCAAGAGATATCATAAAAGGATTAATCGATGATTTTGGTATGAAAGAAGATGTCGCAACCGAAAAAGTTACAACATTTTTAAGTGGAATAGAAATCTCATCCGCAATGTTTTCTTCAAATCGTCAATTGATAACAAACAGTCCAGGATTCCCTATTTATGTCACACAAGAGAAGATGTCAACCAATGTAAAACTTGAAGTTTCTGGGATAACATCTCTAAAATATTTAGATACATTGAAAATATATCTTGATTCTTTTATACGTATTTCCCAACAACCATCTATTGTTCCAACGGATATGTGCACTGGGAAAGAGACGTTTACAATACCAGATTTAGGAACAACCCTAACTGATATTGTCCAACCATCCATTATCCAACCATCTATTATAGAATCATCTACAGTTGATGGTGTTGATAATCTTGCACAAGAACCACAACAATTAGATCCAAACCAAACCGACATGATGTCGTTTTTAATGGGAATGGATGAAGATGATGAAGATGATGAAGAAGATGAAGAAGACGTAAATGGATCAGGGTTACAGATAAATGGAGGCGGATTATCAGGTGACGGAACAATCGAAGACGCATCACCAGACCTAACTGGAACTAGATTGAATAATCCAAATCCAATATCATCTCGTCTTTATGATCGAGAACCAACGTTGTTTATGAAACAAGATGATGATAAGGGATACGCATCATACTCTAGAATGTGCCCATCTTCATTAAAACGGCAACCAATCATATTAACAGAAGAGGAAAAACAATACATCGATAAACATCATCCTGGGTCATATAACGAATCTATAAAATATAAAACAAGTGAAACCGGAAAAACACATCATTACATTTGTCCCAGGTACTGGAGTCTACGAGATAATGTAAGTTTGAGTGAAAAGGAAGTTGAGGAGAAATACAAGGACCAAGTGATAGGACAATCTGATAAAATCATTACAGAAGGGAAACACATTTATGAATTTGATAAGTCATATCATCGAGACAAGAAAGGTGACTATGCAGGTACGTATCCAGGATTTATGACGACAGAATCTCACCCAACTGGTATGTGTATTCCGTGTTGCTTTAAACAATGGGATGGTAAACGCCAACGCGAACTCAGACAACAATGTGAAGTATCAGTTGGTGCACCTAAAAAAGAACCAAAAAAAGTAAAGTCGGCAGTTGAAGCAGATATGTACATCAATAACCCGGACAGTTTCCCATTGTCTATCGGGAGATATGGTTATTTGCCCTTATCCATTCAACGGTTTCTAAATACCGACAATAAAACGTGTCAAACGAGTCCAACCGATGCATCCATAAAACCAGATACACAATGCATTGTTCGTATGGGGATTGAATTAAATAAAAATCAGTCGTTTATTGGTGCAATTGCCTCTGTATATCAGGAAATATCCAAAACATATACAACAATAAAAGAAATGAAGAATATCATCAAAGATTCGATTGATATTGACAAGTACATACACTTACAGAACGGAATATTGATTGATACATTTTACACGGATTCCGAGATAAACATTGAACTTTATTCAGATAGTAAAATATATAGACGCTCCATGGGTAATGACGATATGGAGCAATTATTACCTCGATATATAAAATCATATGAAAATTTTATTCGTTATTTAGATGATGATGACATATCGATTGATTATACATACCTATGGGACATATGCAGCGTACCAAATGCATTGTTATTTCCGAAAGGATTAAATCTAATTATTCTTGAAATATCCGATGATGACATAACCGATAATGTATCTATCATATGCCCACCGACACAATATAACGGAAAATTTGGAGATCCAACCCGCAGAAACGCTATATTCATAAAAAGAGATGATTATTACGAACACATCATAATGATTGAAGATAAGGGACGAAAAGTTACCATTTCCCGAACGTTCAGTACACTATACAAAGAACTTATCCCTGCACTACACGAATCAATTGCATTCATAAAGAAACAAATTGTCTCAAAATGTATACCACACGAAAGTTCACCTAAGATGTATAAGTTTAGATCTAGTGTTGACCTTAATACAGTCGTCGAGTGGTTATTGAGAACCAAATGTCAGATAGAGAGTCAAGTAATGAATTACAACGGCAAGATAATTGGAGTTATTGCAAAAAATCCAAGAGGCGTATCTGGTTACATACCTTGTTTACCTTCAGGTGTCTTGCAAGATGAATCCATAGATATCATATGGATAGAGTCATATAAGGGAGACAATTATGAATCTACTAGAGACTTCCTTAATTACATGAATAAACTCACCGGTGGTTACATTCGATGTAAACCAGTAATTAAGGTGAAAAATGACGAGTTATTAGTTGCTATTATAACAGAAACGAACCAATTAATACCCGTGTCACCAACGGATGATGTTTATGGCAAAGACTTAAAGGTTTTGACGGAGTATGACACTACAAATATAGACCGCGATATACTTGGAACAAGCGAAGACAAGACTAGAAAAGAATTCACAAACAAAATGAGACTAGAGTCAAATTTTTATTATACATTCAGAACAACCGTTAAAAAATTGTTACACGAAGATAGAAATCGAACTATATTAAAAAAGATGATAGGGGTGATAAATTCAGATAACATATACGACGATAAAATCAAAAAAATAAAGACACTACTGTATAATTTGTCGAAAGATTTGATTGATTTTGTTGATTATGATCCCTCAATTATTTCAAATATGATTAATGTTACAATGTGTTCATCAGAATATCAATGTTCAACGTCAGATAATTGCTCCATAAGTGATGGGAAGTGTCTTATGATGATTCCAGATAAAAATCTTATCAGTGGGAAAGATAACGCTATGATATATTATGATAGATTATCCGATGAAGTCGTACGATACATTGACATAAGGGAATTCATTATCAATAAAGATAAGATAATTGCATCCCATGATGTAAAATATGACATTAGGGACAATGAGATTCTTATATATCAGGGGTCGATAACAAAATCATACTTCGAGAGGTTACACCATTCAAGTGTAAATAAGTATGTAACATCTACCTCTTGGGAAATGACCAAACCAAATAAATCTCCATTATATTACAATAAGGCAGAATTGGTTTATAAATATGGTCCGCAGTGTAAAAAACCAAAATTTGGACCAATCAGTCCCAAATTAAGAGACATGTTCCCAGTCGGATTCATAGAACAAACATTTGACACTCCACCTGAATGTTCGTTTGAAATACTTTTGACCATATGTTCATTTAATGATGTAACTAAACTTTTTACAATAAATGACATAAAGAGAATACTGATCGAAGAATACACCCGATATTATGTTTCATATAAATTTGTCATTATAACATTATTAACAGAGAATGGCAAAAAGGTATATGCAAAAAAATTGGCTCGAAATGAGATTACAATTGAAGACCTAATTATGCGAGATGAATATACAATAACTCGACTAGACATATGGATTCTTTCGGTTAGACTTAACATCCCAATCATAATAGTATGGAGTGGAATATTCATTGAAACAACTGATAATATGATAATAACGACAAACAGCGATGACACCAATTACTTTTTTATTAAAATGGTTGGAAAAAACAAGTCCTATCAGTTAATATTAGACAAAGAACATCGGTATATTATTGACACGCGTTCATTAACACCCGAATTCCAAGATAAAATAAAAACCCAGTTACCACTTTACACATTAGATAGCGTACTACAAAATTTTAATATCACAGAAGCAAAAAAATTAAAAGACGCAAATCTCAAAGGATATAAAGAAATCATTACCAAAAAGAAAAAAACAATTGTAGTTCGCGATAAAATTGATTGAGATATCAGTCATTCATACAAATCACAAACAAATGATAGAGTCAATTACGCGACGATTTACAATTGAACGAATTGATGAAGACGTGGTTCCATTAAAATACAAAAAAGATGCAGTTCGTTATATTAAATGGTTTGTTAAGATGTGTGTTAATAACAGGCGCATGTGCAGAACAGATAAGGTGACTGCTGGCGCATACAGAAGTAGTGATGGCGATTTGTATTACGGTGCAACGGTTTATGTATCTGAATGGTACACGTGCAAAGATGCAATCGAATTCAGACACAATCTTTATCACCAACGTTCTGATACCAAGATTGAATATTATCCAGGAGTTTATTGGGAGGTAACATTGGACATAGAAAATGTTATGGCTGTTGCACAAGAAGCAAATAACATATGCGATACCCTTATGCGCAAAAATGGTTTGTAATTATCAATAAAAAATATTTTTGTTTTGAGTATTATTTATCGTAATGAGTGAATGTGTTCCATTTTTCACATTCAATGTCTTTCCATCTCAGCGTGGTTTGTGAAAGAATATGAAACTGCCAATCTATGTATAAGGTTATCTTGTCTATTTTTTCAATTGAATCTGTAAGCATCGGTCCATGATTCAAACGTAAAACTCGTTTCATAAATTTCCAATCTTTTTTTGTGAAGTCTTTTGTCATCCTGCAGATATAATCCTTGTCTGGAATGTAGTCAATTTTTTTTCGTACATCATATATGATATTGGGTGTCAATGTCATATATCGAGAAATTTCTTTGGTAATTTTCGCCTCATACATCACAACTTCAATGCTTGCACACATCCGATATGATGCAGGTGCATTCTCGCCAATGAGATCGTGTTCAACGACAATCTCCATATTTCTATACAATGGACAGAATGGATGCATCAATATTTCATCGATGGTATAATTCAATTTTATATTGATGTAAATATTTTAACGCCTACGTCTCGATTTACCGTTCCGTTTAGCAGCGGTTCGGCGTTTAACTGGTCGGCGTCTCGCAGTAGATTTACTGTGTCTAGAACGTCGTACTACCCCCGCTCTAATTCTTCTGCTGTTTTTTCTTCTAGGTCTAGGTCTAATGTATCCACCAATCATTATATAATATATCAATATTATAATAATGAAAAATATGTATCCTCATTTTAAAATGTTATCGCCTTACATTTTTATCATTTATTTTTTATCATATATATCAAATAAACGTAACATTGTTACATTATTTACCCCTTTAATGTGGATTGTAAGTATATTTGGAATTATCATATTATTATATCGGAGATTTTACAAAAAGAATATAATTTATTCTATTATATTTTATAAATTATTCAATATAAAATCTGATATTCCCCTAATAATATTGAAGGTATTAACAATAATGTTCCTATACCACGAACCAACCAAACTAACAAGAGATTCATTGTTGTTATCTTTTATACTAATTGCAGTGTATTCATACGTGATCGACATAGAGGATACATATTTATCTGAAATGTAATCATTCAAATTAATTCATAATGGATAAATATAACTTAAACGCTAAATATATGTATATTATAAATGAGTGACGTTGCAGCAAAAGTAGAACGAAAGACCCTTCCAGATGGGACATCTAACCCAAAATATATTGACCTTTTGGATGAAGATCCAACCATCAGTGGACAACATTTTGCGTGCGTATCCTTTGTTTCTCCTGATCGGATCCTTGAAGATAAGAAAACATTTATGTTTAATGAATTCGTCGCCCAATGGGAAATGAGTAAATCTATTGAGAAATTTAATGGTTTCGTCCAATTTATCGCTTATAAATATAAGTTACCATCTAATAAACTAAATGAAGATTTAGAAGAATTCTGTAAATCAGAGAAGGATAAGATTTTTGCACTGACGCTCGAAGATGAATACAAGACCTATTTGGATAACAATGAGGTCCGACTACAAGAAATTTTCAACAAGAAAAATGGGTTTCAGACGTCAACGAATGGAGTTAAGTTTCGTGGCGCGTTCCCTACACAAGAGGAAGCAGAACTTAGGTGTCGAATGCTTCGAGAATTGGACCCTAATCACGACATTTTTGTATGCCAGGTCGGTGTGTGGACCCCGTGGCACCCCGAGGCGTACAAAACTGGGCGAGTTGAATATTTAGAAGAGGAACTTAATCAGTTGATGAATGAAAAAAACAAAAACGAACAGCATGCATCTTCTGAATTTGATAAACGTGTTAGGGAAAGTAAACGCGCAGCAATCGAGGATAATATCAGAAAAGCGAAGGAAAGCAATAATGTTCTCACACAGACAATTAACGAGAACGATGAACTTGTCAGTATTGACCGTGTTGGACTGGACAACAAATTGGGGGCAGACGCAAGTATTGACGATATCAGGAAAGAACTATTTGAATCCAAAGATGCAATCATCAAAGATAAGAAATAATAACATTATTCGATAAAAATTGATTTGATTATATAGATTTATATATAATCAACGCAAAAATGGTAGCTGTAACTTATATATGGACAAACGAGTATGGTGGAATGACAACCGAACGAATCATTTACGATACAATAATAACCGAATTAATGCATATACCTTATTATATGACAGATAAATTACAAATCGTTCCACATGATATGTTTGCAGATCCATTCAATGACGCCGGGGATGTCATTGCAACATGTGATATATATTTGGTTGATAGCATGGGTACGTATACCATATGCATTGATAAACGAAGAGAATTTGATGAATATGTCAGATATAACAGCAATCCTGATACATATATTAGTCAAGAATATAGTTGTGAGAAATCAATATTTGTCCAAATGCGAAAAATCTGTTCAAAAATAGGAATTGATATATATTGCACGCCAACGGTGTACAATATATATACACACACACAACGATTCTATGCATCTATATGGGTATGTAGGTATGTATTGTACACATTAGCGGGAAATGCAATTGTTAAACTAAATGGGATATGGTTAATAAAGGATGTCGATGATAATATTTCATCTTCATTTGAAGATGTACGTTTAAACCTTAATGTTTCATTTATATGATAAAATAATCGGAAACGTTTACTTATATCTTCCGTATGAATCTGTAAAGTTGGTGCTGTATGATGCTTTTGTTGACTTGGACTTTAACCGCATCAGTCTACCAGACGAATCATTTGATCCATTTTGACTCTTATATTTCTTTAAAGGTATATTATTTTTTTGTGTAGCGCGCGTTAAAATGCGGCGATCAATTGAAAATCCCGACTCCTTTATATAAACGGTTTTCATATATTGTTGTGTTGTAACATATGTTGTATTGAATACAATTGCGTTTCTTTCACTTTGTGTAGGAACACTTATATTGGTATCATTGGCAAAATCCCTTGTTTCAGAACCGTCGATTGCAGCAACGGTCAATCTGACACTCGATTCTAGTATACTATCAAATGAAGTTGATTGGGATGATATGGATTGGAGTTCTGAATTCACATCTGAGATATATGTTGATGCATTTGTAATAATATTAGATTTCTCAACATCAGATATTTCAATAAAACTGCCTGTGGTTACATTTTCAATGATTGTACCTATACTAGACTGATCTAATGTATTAGATGCTATTATTATATCAGCAATTGCACTACTCACACTTCTGATTGGTTGGGTATTAGTTTCACTTACTATGGTATCGGATACCTTTTTGACGGTGCTAATAATATTCTCTATTTTTTGAGAAGCAATCAGTGCAGATTTATTTTTCGTTTTTATAAAGTCTTGGGATACATCATCTTCACTAATAGAAAATGCAGCAGCAACATTTCTTCTTGATTGGATGATAATATTCTCTACTGTATCTGTCGCGGTAGTGTTTTGTACCACATCGACAATTACAGTGGTAATAGGGGTAACGTTAATAACTGCACTACCACTTGTTATTGCATCAACTTTTGTAGAAATACTTGACATTTCGGACGTAACTACGCGACCTGTATTTATATCGATACCACCTGTAAATTTTATTATGTATACAGCAGGAAGATCATATGGACTAATATCCAATGTGTAACTCCCATCTGCCTGTGTTATAATGTTATCAACTACTACATTCATGTTACTTCTATCTATTAATTGTCCGATTGCACCACTAATATACCCGTCTATTAGGTTACCATTGATAGTTAGTGGTTCTGCTTCCGGTGCAGGTTCCGGTTCTGGTTCCGGTTCTGGTTCAGGTTCTGGTTCAGGTTCTGGTTCTGGTTCTGGTTCTGGTTCAGGTTCTGGTTCTGGTTCTGGTTCTGGTTCTGGTTCTGGTTCAGGTTCTGGTTCAGGTTCTGGTTCAGGTTCTGGTTCGGGTTCGGGTTCTGGTTCTGGTTCCGGTTCAGGTTCTGGTTCTGGTTCTGGTTCAGGTTCTGGTTCAGGTTCTGGTTCTGGTTCCGGTTCAGGTTCCGGTTCGGGTTCAGGTTCGGGTTCCGGTTCAGGTTCTGGTTCTGGTTCTGGTTCCGGTTCTGGTTCTGGTTCTGGTTCAGGTTCAGGTTCTGGTTCAGGTTCTGGTTCTGGTTCCGGTTCAGGTTCCGGTTCGGGTTCAGGTTCGGGTTCCGGTTCAGGTTCTGGTTCTGGTTCT